AAAACCAGCAAAAATATAGTAACAAAAAAGATTTTTTCATATTTTTTAAACATATCGCATATCTAAAAAATGAACCTGTGAATACAAATATATATTTGTCAAACCTGTCAATCATTGTAAAAGATGAAAATATTTCGGACGAATTAATACTTGATATTTTGAATTTTATCGATCTGAAAAATTACGGATAAATTAGTTAGGTTATGGAGAGTTTCTCTCTGCACGCACTGCAAGCTTCGCTGATTCGGTCGGAGAACCCTACGGGTTCTCAACCTTGCAACCTTCGGTTGCTGAGGAAACAGATGAAGTTATTTTTAGAAAAAGTAAAGGGTATAAATAGAAAATTGGTATTATTTGTAGAATGGATCTCGAAAATGAAGAACTAAAACAAAAAATAAAAATATTGGAAGAAGAAAATGCTCGGTTACGGGGAGAATTGGAAGTGCCGAAAGTAGACGAATCAATAGCAAGTACACCTACTCATCAAATGGTTGCTCCGGCTGCACAAATGATGGATCGTGTGGGGGTTATGGAGCATAGCGGAGTAAACCCCAGATCACAAGTAGATGTAACAGAGCTTTGCTCTGTGAAATCGACTTGTTATGAAAAGGAAAATAGTAAAAGTGATAAATTTTGTTGTTTCAAATGTTGTATAAACGATGATAGAAATAGAAAAAATAATAGTAACAATAATGGAGGTTGTTGCTGTTTTTGTTGTTGTTGTGATGGCGGGGGTGGCGGTGGTGACAGTTGTGAAGGTGGATGTGACGATTGATTTTATATTTTATTTTATAGAATATAAAAGTAATATTACGTTATAATAAGTATATAATGAACCAATTAGAACTTGAGAACCTACAACTTAAGAAAGAGGTCGAAGAACTCAAATCTGAATTGCAGAAAACTAAAGAACATCTTAAAAAATACACGGCTCCCGAACGTAATAAGACGTATTACGAGGCTCATAAAGAAGAACATAAAAAAAATGTTAAGGAATATTTGACACCTGAGCGTCGTAAGGAATATAATAAAACCTATAGTGATAAGAAGCGCGCTCTCAAATTGAAAGAATCTGTGTCAAATGATATAAAGAATTAACCCGATTAATACTTATAGTTATATCTTTGGATATATTATAGAATGGAAAATTCTACCGAATCGTGCATAGAAGAATTAAGGCATAATGCTGTGGTCCGATGTGTAAAAAATGGTTGTCCAAACAGAAAATCAGATACTAATAAGTATTGCGGAAAACATCAAATATGGATTTTCTTAGACGAGACATCAGAATTAGGAATGAAGACGTGTGTAAATTATATAAGAGGGTGTAGAGAACAGCTTGACAAAAGTTATAAATTTACTAGATGCGAAGATTGTTTGAAACGAGATCGAGAAAAGGATAAAGAAAAACGAGAAGCGGCAAAAAAGAAAGATTCAGATGCTGTTATAAAAACAGATAGCAAAATATGTTCATTTTGTCATATTGAACAACATATTGATCGATTCAATGGGGTTAAGGGCGGAGAAACAAAAACTTGTGCTGATTGTAGAGATAATTTTAAAAAAATAGATGCTAATCGAGATAAAGAAAAAAGAAACGCTATTGCCCGTAAAAATGAGAGAAAACCCGAAAATGTCGCTGTTAAAAAAAAATGGAAGGAAGAAAACTACGATAAAGTAGCTGGTTATTGGATGAAATCCAGACAAAATAAAATAGAAAAAGATGGAATTGATGAATATCAGAAAAAGAATGCAGAAAATGCAAAAAATTGGCGTGATAGTAACCCGGAAAAGGTATTAATAATTAACGAAAATAAAAGAAAAAACTTAAAACTGCAATATAATGTTTATTTTAGGTCTGCACGTGATAAGAATTTGGATTTTCAACTTTCAAATGAAGAATATGAAAAAATAGTATGTGGTAATTGTTATTATTGCGGAACAATAGCGGATAAAGGGTTCAATGGAATAGACAGAAAAGACCAGACACAAGGTTATGTAATAGAAAATTGTGTAAATTGTTGTCAAATGTGTAATTATATGAAAAAATCATTAAGTTATGGAATTTTTACAAAAAGAATTGAACATATATTAGTCCATAACAAAATAATTGAAAAGGGAAATTTATATCCGGAAATATTTTCAAATCATATTTATGGCATAAATTTTAAAACATATCAACATAGCGCTAGTCGAAAAAAATTCGATTTTGATATTACAGAATATCAATTTAAAAAAATTACTTCGGAAGATTGTTATATTTGTGGTAAAAATAATTCGTCCGAACATCATAATGGAATAGACAGGTATGACAGTAAAATTGGTTATTTATTTGAAAATTGTCGTTCTTGCTGTGGAGAATGCAATTATATGAAAAATAATTACGATTATGAAGATATGTTTGATAAATTTACACTAATATATAATAATTTAAACGGTAAAAACTGTCTGTTTAAAAAAATTTCCACTGTAATACCTGCTCTTCTTGGAAAATTGCATGAAAATGTATTTATTCCAGAAAATGAAATAAATGATGGATCAAACCTGATAAATACAATAATATTATCTGGTGATGATGATGTCGTTACATTTAATCCGGAGAAATTTATGCCTTTGGTTGAAAGTACTGGTTTGTCAAATAATTTTACAGAAAAATCAGATAAAAAAGAAGATATCCAAAACAATATTTCTGAAAATATTTTTGTTGCAAATAAAAATAAAAAAACGGCGGATGAGAAAAGAGAAGCAGCAAGATTAAGAAAACAGCAACAACGCAAGCGTTTGGTAGAAAAATATGGCGATGAAGAATACAAAAAAATGCACGCACAACAAATTGCAGAAAATCGAAGAAAAAAAACATAAATTTGTTATCAATTATTGTATGTCACACTATCTATTAATTTATATATTTCATATAAATTAATTTTTTATTTTTATTTGTTATATATTATGCTAATGAATATTTTTATAAATATTTTTTTATTATATTTATGTATGTCACAATAAACCGAGCAGGGTCCTCAGTTAGAGTATGCAACTCCCGCCATTCCCGACATAACGCGAAGCACATTGTAGTTCACTGCATATACACGTACCTTGGCGGTAGATGTTCCGGCGACAGTGGGGGCTGAGAGCACCAATTGCAGCACGGCGTTATCAATTCGTGAGAAATTGCAACTGCCGGATGGTTGATGTTCTTCAGGGCGCAAGGCAAATGAGTACACGTTGATACCGCAGTCAGGGGCGCGGGTGTGGTGTTGGAAAGGTTGCACGACATCGAAGTAAGATCCTTCACGTTCAGAGAATCGATCTTGGCCATTGAGTTGTAGTTTGGCAGTAACGCAAGGATTCTCACCCCAACAGTGCATATCGAGGGCGGTTTCACTCAATACGAATGTTCCGGCATCAGATACAAGGGAAGCATTGTTGTTAGCTCCGGCACCTTGAGCTCCGTCAAAAGCAGTCATCAAAGCGCCATTGGATGACCATAGTCCACCTGTTGCTGTGGGACCAGCAGAGGCAGATGGTGCACCTGCTAAGTCAAAAAGACCGGAACTGGTGATGACATTGGCGTCAGCAGCAGGGGATCCGAAAGCGTGGACGGCATTGGGAAGAGCATCAATGGCATCGGTGTAGTTAAAGGGTTGAGCACCAAGGGTGTTGTAAAGGATGGAACCAGAGGTCAAAGATGAGCAATAGTCAACGTTGGCATCAGGTTGGACAACCCAGATCAACTCTTTGCAGGGGTGGTTGAAGTTCAACTTTATTTTATTTGAACTGCTGCCCACACTCTCATCGCCGGTAAATTGCACCTGTTCGAACAAATACTCGTGGGGGTTTTGTGCCATCTTTCGGCGTTCGTCAGTGTCCAAGAACACATAGTCGACGTAAAGGGAGGCAGCAACAAGGGATTGTTGGTAGGCGGTGGAGGATGACACGGTGGATCCGTTGTTGGATGTAAGGGAGGATACGGCCCAAAGACATTCTCCCACCGGACGGATATCAAGGTTAATTTTTACTTCGTGATACTGTACATCACAGTTACCCTACCTTTCGGTATATTTAATAGTTATTC